AACATAGATACCTTTCGGAGTTTTGCCAGTTTTACGAGAGATTTCATCAGACGCTTCTCTTTCAAGTTCGGCACCAGACCAATTTCCAGTTGTCATTGCTCTAATAGCTTTGACAAGAGAATAATCTTGTGTTTCCTTGTTAGAAAGTCCAATGTTGTCTTTCTTGTCCAAAGGTTTCGCTTCCCCTAGTTTGTTTAAAACAATTCCTCTAAATTGAGCAAGAGAAACATTATCATTAACTGCTTCATCTGCAAGGTCTGAACAATTATGTCTTGACCCTAAAGATTGAATTTCCTTAACTCTAGCTGTTTCGTCTTTTCTCGCTTTAGCGATTTGTTCTTCAACATTAACTTTGGGAGTTTCCACTTTTGGATTTTCTTTAGCTTTTTCCATTGTGTTTTCTCTAGTTATGACTTTGATAGTTTGTTTATTACTCTCATCGTCTGTTAAAGTACGACCTCTACTGCGGCCAACTCCAACAGTTGCATCTGCTGGCACCGAAACAATAGACGCCTCCAATGGTTTCCAGTTTACTCGGTACTTCGGATTTTCCGTATCTTGTTTACCTTTCGCTTTCTCCATCTTTGTTATTTCGTAGCCAACACTCACATTACTGCGAATACCGTCTACTATGTCTTGAAAGACCTCATCAGCTAGTTGAGATTTACCAAATCTAACGATTGCACGACTTACCTTGTCGTCCTCGCTAACTCTTGCACTTTCAATAACACCTATTTGTTTCTCTAAATCATGATTGAGCAATAAAGGAGCTCTACCACTATTTAAGAAACCAAAGTCTTGTTCCCCTTTTATATGGGATAAAATTTCTGTTCCAAATGTTCTTGGATACGGTTCTTCACTTGCAATAGCCATAGACACTTTTCTAGTAAATTTGTCTATACTAGGATTTTTAAGTGAGAATGTTCTATATTCTTTTATTATTTTTTTCTCTTTGTTGTCCATTTGCTTTGTATCTTTACTATTCTCGTTGGAGTGTGTTTCCTCTTTGTTTTCCGATTTTGTTGATACCACAGATATTGTGCTATCAGAAATTTGCCTGTCCCCTTTTTCGTTACAGTCATCTTGACCCTCTCCAACTTTTAATATTGGTTTTTCGTTTTGTTCCATAGTTTTAGCTTTATCTAATTTACTCATCTTCTTCAACCTTTTCTTCAGATGGTGTAACCATCGGTTTAGCACCAAATGGTTCAAATGATAACTGAACACCATACTTTTCAGCTAATTCTTTTTCAGTTTGAATACTGGCAAAAACATCTTCCACATCTCTACCATAACCAGCTTGAACATCTTGGAGAGATAAAAACCCATTTGACATTCCAATTTGTAAAGCATCAACTTCTTTTTTAGGGTCAATCCATTGCCAACCACGAGGTCGCCATATAGGAGTATTAAATTTATTATATTTACCATCAGGTAAGGTCCCCATATTGCCAGATAAAAAAGCCATTTCTAACCACTTGGCATAAACAATATTCATAAATCCATCTATCATTCTATGCTGTTCACATTGATAATGACTTCTTTCTTCCAATGCCCCTTGTCTTAAACTGGAATAATTAACACTCTCTAAATCATTAGCCAAAGTATTATAACCAATATTTAAACTACTCGCTATTGAACGTATGATTGCTTTAGTAAAATCTTTAAATGCACTTGTAGGATGTTGAGGGTCAAATGTTTGAAATTCTGTTCCCATAGGTAATTGTTCAAAGGTGCCTGGTTCTGCCGCCATAATAGGATTGTTGGTATTGGTTTTATCTTCCCCTGTATAACCAGCACCATCTCCTGATTTAAAGAATCCCATTTTACTCGCACCCACTCGTGCCGCAACCAATTCTGCTTCCATATAACCATCCAACATTTTTAAATTTTTTAAACAAGATGATAATGGTGGCACGCCTCTACTTTGATTGGGTCTTTCCTGATGATAAAAATGTATAATGTGTTCTGCTGGAACAATGTTATATCTTTCTTTTGTATATGCTGAAAGACTTTTAAAATCATCGTGGGGATGTGTTTTTAAAATATGATAATTAATAGGTTTACCAAAAGGATTAATTTCAATACCCATTCGGATTGTATTACCATTAGACAAATCACTATTTAATTCATGGTCTAATCTATCCGTTTCTATAAATTCAATAGCAAACTTATTGTTATTGTCAAAATTATTGATGGTTCTAATTATGACCTCCCCATCTCTTGCATAAATTTCTGCAAACAGTCTTTGGCATTCTAGAAACGATAACTTACCATCTGCCGTACAATTGCCTTTTTTATTCCACTCTTTCCACTTCATCTCAATAAAAGAGTTGGCAAAACTATCAAGAGAACCATTAATATCCCTACTTCTAACTTGAAGGTGCATACCTTTCGGTCCTACAACATTATCAACATAAGCGTTAATATATCTTCTGGCATATGAATTGTTTTTTGCTAAATCCCTTGACCTATTTCTTAAAACTTGAATGCTTTGTTTAATTTCACTATCGGCAGATTTAGATGTTTGAACAAAATTACTTAATAAGCGACCAGTACCAGCACCACTATAAAAAGCCCTTGTTTTTTTTCTTCCAAAAATTTTTGCTATTCTATCACGAAGCGTCATCAAATCTTACCTTTACTATTGAACCTGAACCCTCATTATTTCCTATTCTAAACTCTTGTATCTCTCTTTGATATTCGGCTTTGTAATAATCTCTCCATTTTAGCATTTCTTCAACAGTCAGTTTGTTTAAAGAACGACCAGCAATGGCATAACTAGATACATCGGCATCTGCCTTTCCCTCTAATAAACTTTCCAGTTTATCAACCATCACTTTTGCATGACTACGAGTATCTCCAGTAGTTGCAAAATAATTATCTTTGACAGTTATTTTTCCTGAATCTATGACCAATGTTTCACTATCACTTGTTTGGAGAACCTTTAAAAACCACACATAATCTCCAGCAGTATAACTGGCTGTTGAAGAATTATCTAACGTAAACGTATATTCCGTTCCTGACTCCGTAACTGTTGCTGAAAATCTTGTTGAACCATCACTTTCTAATGATGCTTCCCAAACCATTGAATAACTTGATGGGTCATAATCAGCACCTATATCAGTTCGTTTCCAGACGATTGTTTCGCCTTTATAAAAACTTATTGGTTCTTTTTCAGGTATTGTTGTAAATATATTTGCCATATTAATTAATTATTCCACGATGAAACGAAATTACCTTTTTTTTGATGGTTTCTCAACCTATTAGGATTTACATTCCCCTTTTTTTGTGATTGAAGTTTTTTTTGTTTTGCTAACATTTTTAAATCTGCATTAAGAATGGTTAAACTTGCCAAAGCATAAACTCTACAATCTAATGCTTCGTTTCTTGACCTCATAAGTACCCATTCACGTCTTTTAAATCCTCGTCTATATTTCGTTATAATCTTTTCTGCTGTTAATTGCCTAAAATATTCCTCATCATACTTCAATGGAAAATGACAATATCCAGCACCAGCATTTTGTATATTAAGTCTTGAATATATCAATTCTTTGCAAGTGTCTACACCCACAGGAAATAACGGACACCTCATAATATTATTTCTAGCTGAACGACCAATAATTGTTTTGCCCTCTCCACCCTGTCCTTTAATTGCAAACACTCGTCTTGCCAATCTAGGTTTACAAAATTTATACACTTGATTGGTATGGTGTCCACTATCTATACAAGTTGAAACAATCCTCATTTGAGTTTTATCATCACAGTCATAAGTTTTTGATAGATGCATATCTAAGTCTGCCCAAATGTTAGGGGCAGATGGGTCCCCATTTATTCTGATATAATCTAGACTCCAGCTTTCTTCATCTAGCCCCCATCCCACTACTTCTACTTCAATTCTATCATCCTGAACATCAACTCCAGCTGTAATCAGGATAACTTCTTCAGGAACAGTATATTTTTCACGTCTTTTGTATAGTTGAAGTTCATCAATCCTTTCGCCAACATCTTCCCAGCTTTCTCCTAAATATGTGTTTACAAATACCCTTAATGTTTCAGGCATTTTTTTTGCCTTTAAAAATTCATCAACTGCCTCCTGTAATGAAATCCAAGGGCTATATAAACCACTCAAATGAAAACCAGCTACACCCATAAACTTTTGATGTGCTTTCCAATGACCTTTTCCAATCATTTGTATTCTATCTTGGTTATCTATTTTCTTTTTACACTTTGGACAAACTAAATGTGCTTTTTCTGTATAGTCTTTTTCAAAAATTACATTTTTCCATTCCAAGATGTGAGAGTGTTTACATTTTATACAAGGCACATAATATTTTCTTTGGTCGCTGTTCTCATATGCACTTTCAATTCTACTAGCACCTGACACAGTAGGAGTTGAAGTCATAATTAATTTACTATCCCAAAATGTTGCACTTCTACGTTTTGCTAGTAATACTGGGTCGCCCTCTGCACCAGCTGTACTCGGATACCTATCTACCTCATCACATAGTACAATTTTAATAGGTCTACTTGCTAATGACGCTGGGCTGTTGGCACCACAAGCTGTTATGTGTCCACCCTCAAATGTTTTGTGCAATGTGGTATTGCCACTATCTCTACTTTTAACATCTGCTACTTTTTTTGTAATAATAGGAGTATCTCTAACCATTGTAGCTAATCTATCTTGCGACCAACTTCTTGCCATTTCCAATGTTGGCTGTACCATTAAAATAGGCGCTGGTTCATAAGCGATGTAATAACCAATGGCATTAAGCAATGTTTCTGTTTTTCCCACTTGCGAACAAGACATAACCACTACTTCATGAATAGATGGGTCTGCACAAGCATCCATTATTTCTTTTTGGAATTGAGCTCTGCTAGTTTCAAACTTGCCAGCTTCACTACTACCCTCTGGCGATAAAACTCTAAATTTATCTGCCCACTTGCTTATTGTTAGAGTCGGAGGAGGTCTTAATAGGTTTAGACTTGACCTTATGACTTCTTCCATTCCTTTTGTCATCTTGGGTAAGGTCTGCTCCTGCGATCTCGTGGAGAGTGTCATATATTTTATCCTTTAGTATTAATTTAACTTCATTGACATTCTTATATGTCATTACAACTGGTGCAACCTTATTAGGCATAGATAATAATTTACTTTTCAATACACTTAATATGCTTA